TCAGAAGCAATAAAGGGAAGTTCCAGACTTATGACCAAACGGCTTGGGCTATAGTCAAGAGCATTGGTAAGAAGGGAATACCTGCTTCTAACTTCTATTCTAGACCTTTTAACTTAGGATATGCTAAACTGCCTAATGAGATAGTAGAGGCTTATGCTCTAGATGTTGAGGACTTTCTAGAGTTTACAATAGATAAATTAAACGAACAATACAAAGATGGCGGTAATTAGCCCTACAGGATTATTAGGAACGAGATCACCTATTCTGATCACTTGGAATGGAACAGGATTATCAGGAAGTGATATCTATTATTTTAAGTTAGAGGTGTATGCTTGGACAGGGGATAAGGATGTGCGCCCTGCATCGCCTATCTATACGATTGATAGAACATCAGGATTTGTGGATGCATATCCAACTGCTGATATCGCTCCTATCTTAGAGAATGAATTCAATCAGAGAGTAAGTAAGTTAGATACAGAGGATCTTGTAACGATGTCTCCTGATGCTCTACTATGGGTAGAGGTAGATTATGATATTGAGTATTTCAGTGATCCTTTTGTAGTCAATGATACAGGCACTACTACTCGCTTCTTAGTTGCTGATGGATATAGTAAGTTTACTGATGGTTCTAATAAGGATCTAGGACAGGCTATATTACTTGAGGATCAGGATAAGTATTTCTATGAGTTTGATACCTTCAATATGCCTATCTACTTAGGTGATGTGGGTAGTAGCTATCAGAGTGATGTAGTAAAGATTAAGTTAGTAGGATCAGATGCTTCTAATGATGAGATAGTAGTTACAAATCAAACAGGAGAAGATGCAGAGGATAGAGTATTGTTATTCCCTGTGGGAATACCTAACCTATCAAATTATGTCTTTACAGAGGGCTTAGGATTGTCAGAGCCTCGCTTATTAGATTGGTGGGATGTACAGATATTAGATAGCTTAGATGCGGTTGTAGATAGTAGAAGATTCTACAATCAATGTGAGCCTAAGTATGCTCCAATTCAATTGCAGTATATTAACAGATATGGGATGTGGGATACGATGACATTCTTTAAAAGATCAGATACTGATCTAGATGTAAGTAAGGAGACTTATAGATCTGTGATCGGTTCAGCATCAGCATCTGGATATACTTGGGGAGATCAGTCTAGAGGAAAGAGATCTTACAATCAGGAGATGAGTAAGAGAATCACGATGAATACAGGATTCATTGATGAAGTAAATAATGAGAATCTAGAGCAGTTATTGATGAGTCCTTATGTATTGATGACTATCAATAGAACGACTACGAGAGTTCAAGACACTTATACGATAGCACAGGATTTTAGAGCAGTAAATGTCTTGACAGAGTCTCTAAGACTCCAGAAGCATATCAATGAGAAGACTATCAATTATACGATAGAAGTAGAGTTTGCAACTCCTGATAATGCAATGCTATGATAGAGATCTATATAGGATCAGAGAGGTTAGATACTTTTAAGGATGAGGATGTGAATATCACATTGAGCATTCAGAATGTGAAGGATATATCTAGGCTCTTTACTGATTTCACTCAGAACTTTCAAGTACCTGCCTCAAGGCAGAATAATGATGTATTCAAGCATTACTATAATGCGGATATATCTGGAGGGTTTGATGCTTCATTAAGACAGGATGCTACAATCTTTGTAGATAAGGAGTTATTCAGAGAGGGTTCTATTGAGTTGATGTCTGTGGATATGGTTAATGGTAAGCCATCAGCATATGAGTTAGTATTCTTTTCAGCAGGGGTAAATCTAAAGGATCTATTTGGAGAGGATGAATTAACAGATCTTGATCTATCAGCATATGATCATGCATATGATGGAGCGGTAATTAGAGGAGCAATGGAAGGAACTACTCCTCTTCATTCTGGTAATGTTATCTATCCATTGATATCTCCTGTTAATGATTGGTTCTATGATAGTGCTTCATCTACTCATGATGATAATGATATAGCATATCATACGACTAATGATGATCACGGATTGCATTATTATGATCTGAAACCTGCTATCAGGATCAGTAAGTTGATTGATGCGATAGAGTCTAAGTATTCAATCACCTTTACATCTACCTTCTTTACAGATAGAAAGTTTACGGACTTATTCCTATGGGCACATAGAAGAGAGGGATATATGTTCAAGGGTCAGGCTAACGGATATACTGCTGAGAAGATAAACTTTACCTCAGCAACGGGATTGTTTGATGTTGCGACAGATACATATACCAATGGTCCTTTTACAACAGATTTAATTTGGAGGTATTCAATAACCTCTGCAAATGATTATCAATTACATTGGTATGTGAATGGTCAGTATGTAATGAGCCGCCAACATTCGGGAAATGTAACTAATGAAGAGGTGTTTTTAAATGCTTGGCTAAAGGGGGGTGATAAGGTTCAAATAAGATTCTCACCTCCAATAGATTGGGGAGGAGAAACTATAACTATTAATTCTTGCAGCAGTGATGGTAGACCATCAGCATCAGGAGCGGTGTTGTTTACTGCCTCTACTACAACATCTCAATCGTTCAACACTGATGTGATCATGTCTGATCAGATGCCTGAGCAAAAGGTATATGATTTCATTCTAGGTCTAGTGAAGATGTTCAATCTAGTGATTGAGCCAACAAGCAGAGCGAAGTTCAATGTAGAGCCTTTAGATGATTGGTATGCTTTAGGATCTAATTATGATATCACTGATTATGTTGATGTAACTTCTCAAAAGGTAACGAAGCCAGAGTTGAATAGAAGAATCTCATTCAAGTATCAGGAAGCAGGATCATATATTGAGGAGGCATATCGTAATACAAATGGAGGTATAGGATATGGAGATTTGAGAGCAGACTTCAACTTTGATGGTGGGGAATTGACTGCTGAATCAACATTTGAATTAATGCAGTATCAGAAGCTAGATGATCCTAGCAATGGTGTTGTGAATTTCCTAGTAGGAAAGAGTATAGATAAGGAAGGTGATCCATATATTGGTGAGCCTGTTATCTTCTATTCACCAAGCACATTAAACATCTCAGCCTATCCAATTGGATTCCTAGATGAAACAGGATTAACAACTACCGCATCTAACCAAGTATATCTATGTGGGAATATAAACAACAGAGTTGCAGCAGATGTAACGCAAATGCTAACCTATGGACTTAATGTTGATCCTCTTCATGAACAAAGTTTCTCGCAGACCTTATACAATCAATTCTGGGAAGATTATATCACAGATCTCTACTCAGTTAGCAGGAGAGTCTACTCAATGAAAGCCATCCTACCTTTCAAGGTAGCTTCTAAGTTGAGAATGAATGATAAGCTAGATATCTCAGGAAGGAGATATGTTATTAATGAGATCCAGATAAACCTCAGAACTCAGGAGGCTACTTTGGAACTTCTAAACGATGTGTGATGAACTTGGGTTTTATAATTGAGCAACTTCAGAAATCAGAAGCTATAGATCAGGATATGATGATAGCTAAAGGGGAATGGAAGATCATTACTAAATGGAGTGAAGCAAAAGAACAGATTAGATGGCAGTCAAGAAAGAAATAGAAATCAATGTAAATACTAGCAAGGCTGAGAAGAATGTAGATAACCTTGAAGGTGGGCTATCTGGATTATCTGCTCAAGCAGACAAACTCACAGGAGGGTTAGTATCAGGTTTCAAAAAGGGAGTTGCAGGAATCAAGCAGGGAATCACTGCTATGAAGTCTCTGAAGGTTGCTATTGCAGCCACAGGGATAGGTCTCTTATTGATTGCTATTACGGCTCTTACATCTTACTTCACTAAGACTCAGAGAGGGGCTGATAAGCTATCTCAGGCACTTAAAGGAATGGGCGCAGTAGTAGATGTGCTCGTAGATAGATTCTCAACATTTGGAGAGGGGATCTTTGCTATCTTCACAGGAGACTTTGCTAAGGGAGTGGATATCTTGAAGGGTACATTCAAGGGATTAGGTCAAGAGATTAGAGAGGAAGCAAAAGCAGCCATTGATTTAGAGAAAGCCTTTCAGGCTCTTCAGGATCGTGAGATAGCAATGATTGAGACTCGTGCCGAGCGTAGAGCATCTATTGAGGCATTGAGACTTGTAGCAGCAGATGAGACAAGAGAATTAGGAGAAAGAGCCAACGCATTACAGAAGGCTATGGATCTAGAGAAGCAGTTAGCGGATGAAGAGATAGAGATAGCTAAAGAGAGAGCAAGAATCATAACAGAGCGCAATGCTTTAGGAGAATCATCTAGAGATGACTTACAGGAAGAAGCAGAGGCAAATGCTAAGGTGATTGAGTTGAATGCTCAGAGAGATACGAGATTAAAGGAATTAGTCGCTACATACAACTCTCTGAATAAGCAACATCAGGAGCAGATAAGACTCCTCAGAGAAGAGGAGACTATTGCTTTAGAATTAACTGCTAAGACTATAGATAGCAAGAAGTTTGCAGTAGACAATGAGTTGCAGATGCATCAGCAGTTGAGAAGTTCTATGGCTATGATAGATCAGCAGTATGCAAATCAGGCTGATCAAATCAGAAAAGATTCCCTCAAGAAGACTAGAAGCCAGAAGATGGCTGAATTAGATATCATTGCAGGTACTCTAGGATCGTTAGCAAATCTTGCAGGAGAGAATGCTCAAGCAGGAAAAGCACTAAGTGCAGCAGAGGCAGTCATTAACACATATACAGGTGCTACGAAGGCACTTGCTCAAGGTGGTATATTTGGTGCGGTAGCAGCAGCAGGAGTTGTAGCTTCAGGTATTGCATCAGTAAGACAGATCTATGCTACTCCAATTCCTGCTCCTTCAGGAGGAAGTGTAAGTACAGGAGGTTCAAGACCACAGATATCAGCACCTAGTATATCTCCTAGATTGTCTCTGAATACTCAGGTAGCAGATCTAGGGAATCAGATAACAGAGTCATTGAGTAAATCTCCTGTGAGAGCGTATGTAGTAAATCAGGAGGTGCAGAGTGCTGCGAAGATGGATAGAAAGATTAGAGAAACGGCAACAATAGGATAGATATGAAGTTTTTTGAGTTAGTATTAGATGAGGAAAAACTATTGCATGGGATTGATGCAATTAGTATAGTTGAGCATCCTGCGATAGAGGAGGACTTCATCACAATGAGCAAGGATCATAAGTTTGAGTTCAAAGAGATAGAGAAGAAGATCCTGATGGGTGCAGCGATGATTCCAGAGAAGCCTATCTATAGAGTGGATGGTGATCAGGAATACTATGTATTCTTTACGAAGGAGACAATCCGTAGAGCCTCAGAATTATATCTGATGAATGGTAAGCAGGGAAATGCTACGCTAGAACATCAAGAGAAGATATCAGGCTTATCATTAGTTGAGAGTTGGATCATAGAAGATCCAGAGAAGGATAAGAGCAGAGCCTATGGCTTAGAGTATCCTGTAGGAACTTGGATGGTAAGTATGAAGGTTAATAATGATGATATCTGGGAGGAATATGTCAAAAGTGGGAAGGTCAAAGGATTCAGTATTGAGGGATGGTTCATGCAGCGAGAATCGGCTATTGAGATCAATACAGAATTATCTAGAATTGAATCAGAAGAAGCAGACCACTTGCTCTCACTTTATCTTCTGGGAATAATCAAAGGTTCTGTAAAGAACGATAAGAGATACAAGAATGGGAAGAAGTTGGAAATGGAATCATACAGAGATTATCCTGATTCAGTTTCTAACAATGCGAAGAAGGGAATTGAACTCAATGAGAAGCAAGGCAATAAGTGTGCTACTCAAGTCGGTAAAGTCAGAGCGCAGCAGTTAGCCCAGAAGCAACCTCTATCAGTTGAGACTATAAAGAGAATGTATTCCTATCTAAGTAGAGCGCAGGAGTATTATGATGAGGGAGATACCACATCCTGTGGTTATATCTCATATATGTTATGGGGTGGATTATCTGCTAGGAGATGGGCAGAGAGTAAATTGAAGGAATTGGATCAGTTATGAAAATAACCCAAAATCTTAATAAATAGTTGTTTAATTAGAAAAGTTCAGAAAAATGAATCTACAAGAAGTATTCAAGAAGATTGAAATGGCTCTTACTCCTCAAGATGCTACACCTGAAGTTCAGGAAGTACAGGAAGAGGTAAAAGTTGAAATGGCTACAATGAAACTCGCAGGAGGTGTTGTAGTTGAGGCAGAATCATTTGAGGCAGGTGAGAATGTATTCTTACTAGGTGAAGATGATGAGAAAGTCGCTGCTCCTGTTGGAGAGCATGAATTGGAAGATGGTCGTATCCTCGTTATTGTTGAGGAAGGTGTGATCTCTGAGATTCGTGAAGCAGGTGAAACAGAGGAAGTAGTAGAGGAAGTAGTAGAGGAAGAATCTACTGAGATGGCTGAAGAGATGGCTTATGTAAGTAAAGAAGAGTTTACTGCTGCTATTGATGAGATCAAAGAAATGATCGCTGCTATGATGCCTCAAGAAGAAGAGATGGCTTCTGAGGAAGTTAAAGAAGAGGAGAAGGTAGAGATGAGTGCTGATGAAGCACCTGCTGCTAAGAAGGTCGCTGCTGCTCCTGTAGAAAAGAAACAAGATATGGTACAATTCAGCAAGAAGGCTGGAGGCAATACTCTATCTCGTGTGTTAAGTAAATTATCCTAATTTTAATAAAGAAGAAAAATGGCTACAACCACTTCAATTACTACCACTTATGCTGGTGAATTTGCAGGGAAATATATTTCTGCTGCATTATTGAGTGCCGACACTATTGAAGGTGGCGGTATTACTATCAAACCGAATGTAAAGTTCAAAGAGGTTATGAAGACCTTGAGCACAGATGCTATCGTAAAAGATGCAACTTGTGATTTCTCTGATACTTCTACAATCACTTTGGCTGAGAAGATCCTTCAGCCTGAAGAGTTTCAGGTAAACCTAGAATTGTGTAAGTCTGACTTTGTATCGGATTGGGAAGCAATCTCAATGGGTTACTCTGCATTTGATGAGTTACCTGCAAACTTCGCTGATTTCTTAATCGGTCATGTTGCTGCTAAGGTTGCTCAGAAGACAGAACAAACTATCTGGACAGGTGCTACTGCAACTGCAGGTGAGTTCAACGGATTCCAAGCATTACTAGCTGCTGATGCAGATGTAGTTGATGTAGTAGGTACTACTATCACTGCTGCTAATGTTATTGATGAGTTAGGTAAAGTAGTTGATGCTATTCCTACATCAGTATACGGAAAAGAAGATCTATACATCTATGTTCCTCAAGGTGTTGCTCGTGCTTATGTTCGTGCATTGGGTGGATTCGGTGCTTCTGGTCTAGGTGCTAATGGTGTTGCTGCTCAAGGTACTACTTGGTACAATGGTGGAGACCTTGCATTTGATGGTGTGAAGATCTTTGTTGCTTCAGGTTTGGGTGCTAACAAAATGGTAGCTGCTCAAAAATCTAACTTGTTCTTCGGTACAGGTTTGTTGAGCGACCACAATGAGGTTAAATTGCTTGATATGGCTGACCTTGATGGATCACAGAATGTTCGTGTAGTTATGCGTTACACTGCAGGTGTTCAGATCGGTATCGGTGCTGACATCGTTTACTACGCATAAGAAGTAGATTGATTAACTTAAAGGGGCAGGTAGGCTAGTGCTTGTCTGCCCTTTTTTTATACTTTATAGAATATGGCGTGTGCTTTAACAAAAGGAAGAAACGAACCCTGTAAGGATGTAGTAGGTGGTATTACTGCCGTTTACTTTGCAGACTTCGGGACATTAGGTGCTATCACCTATGATGTAACAGATACGGATGCGATTGATTCATTTGGAGGTACTCCAGATTGGTTCAAGTTTGAGGTTAAAGGAAACTCTAGCTTTGAGCAAACAATCACTTCTAGTCGTGAGAATGGAACTACATTCTTTGATCAGGTATTGAATCTTACATTTAAGAAGATGAGTAAGCAGACTCACAATGAGTTGAAGCTAATCTCTTATGCAAGACCTCATGTAGTGGTAGAGGATAACAACGGCAACAAGTTCCTAATGGGATTAGATTATGGTGCTGAGGTTAATGGTGGTACTATCGTTACGGGTGCTGCTATGGGTGATCTTTCTGGATACACTTTGACTCTTAATGCTCAGGAGAAGATCCCTGCTAACTTCGTAGATGCTACGATTACTGCTAGTGCTTCTACTATTAGTGATCTCTAAGATTAGATCCTTATAGAATCAAAAAAGCCCTTCCATTACGGAGGGGCTTCTTTTTTGGTAGCAAGGCTACCTAAGAGAGATGAACGAGGCAAATATAACCATTATATATCTTTTGGGTTTTATAATTAGATGATAATTGTAGAAGAAAATACAACTCCACAGATAACTATGTATCTCAGGGATTTCACAACGGAATCTTTTGAGATGGAAATTATCTCAGAGAGTGAAAGAGTTGAGAAGGTAGATACTGCTATATCTGGATCATATGATGATTTCAGGAAGGTTCTAACCTTCTCCTATGATGTTTCTGCTTTAGTAGCGGAGAGTTTTTATGTGATCAAGATTTGGGAAGTGGGTAAAATCAAACTACTTTCACAAGACAAGATGTATATCATTCCGACAGGATCTAGTGTAGCAACATATCAGCCAAAGATGGCTACTACAGAAGAGACTATGGATAACGAGTTTAAGATTTATGGAGAATAGTCAATTCAAGTTTGTTCAATTATCTAGTTATACTAGCCCTGTTGTAAGTGAGAATCCTCGCAAGGGATGGGTAGAGTATGGAGATGATAATGATTACTTTCAGTATCTGATAGATCGTTACAACGGATCTCCTACGAATAATGCAGTAATCTCTGGAGTCATTGATATGATCTTTGGTCAGGGTATTGATGCTACGGATTCGGGTAAGAATCCAGAGGGATATCTTCAGTTGAGAAAGTTGATTAAGGATTCGGAGTTGAAGAAGGTAATCAATGATTACTATATGCTAGGCAATGGTGCTTTTCAGTTGATCTATAATGAGAATAAGAGTAAGATTGTTGAGGTATATCATATGCCTGTGGAGACTCTTAGAGCCGAAATGTGTAATGATGAAGGAGAGGTTGAAGCGTATTTCTATGCCTATGATTGGTCTTCTGTTAAATCACAAAAAGGAGTAGAAAGGATTCCTGCTTTTGGTCATGGCGAGAAGGGAGATAAGGTTGAGATTTTATACTTCAGACCTTATCGCAGTGGTTCTTACTATTATTCTCCTGTTGATTATCAAGGTGCTTTACCTTATGCAGAGTTAGAGGGTGAGGTAGCTAACTACCATATCAATAATATCAAGAATGGTCTTGCTCCTAGCATGATCGTGAACTTTAATAATGGAGTCCCTCCAGAGGAGGAAAGAGATAACATTGAATCTCAGATAAAGCAGAAGTGGGGAGGATCTAGTAATGCAGGGAAGTTCATTCTTTCTTTTAATGATTCTTCAGATTCTGCTGCTTCTATTGAGCCTGTTCAGTTATCAGATGCTCATAATCAATATGAGTTCCTATCTAGAGAGAGCCAACAGAAGGTTCTAGTAGGTCATAGAATCACTTCTCCTATGTTATTTGGGGTGAAGGATCAAACAGGGTTAGGTAATAATGCTGATGAGATTAAAACGGCATTCACCTTGTTTGATAATAGTGTGATCAGACCTAAGCAGAATCAGGTGATAGATGCCTTAGATGATATCCTAGCTTTTAATAATGTTGCTTTGAGTTTATACTTTAAGACTCTTGCTCCTTTGGAGTTCACAGAAGTTGAAGATGTAACGGATCAGAAAACGATAGAAGAGGAAACAGGAATCAAGAATGATGGTGTTGATGTAATCGCAACTCCAGATAAAGTAGAGGAAGAGTTGATACAGAAAGAAGCATCATATAATGGAGCGCAGATTGCAGGTGCTATTGACATTATCGCTAAGGTAAGCGAGGGTATCTTGACTCAGGATCAAGCAATCACATTCTTAATTCAGATGCTTCAATTCTCTCCTGAAGTAGCTAATGCATTATTTACAGGAGATTCCTCTCAGGCTATTACTACGATGATGTCGCAGAAGAAGCACGAGTGTTCTATGGATATACCGAAGGAGTATGATAGCATGGTTGATGACCTTATCACTTTAGGCGAAGATGTAGATGAAGATCAATGGGAACTAGTAGATGAGCGTGATGTAGACTACGATCAGGAAGATGCACTAGACTCAACGCTGAAGTTTGCCTCTACTGGTACAGCAAGACCTAACGCTAACAGCGAACAAGATGGAGAGAATGCAGAGGGTACTCAGTTTTTAGTTCGTTACAGATACGATGGTAGCAAATCACCACAGCGTGAGTTCTGCCGTAAGATGATGACAGCGAACAAAGTCTATCGCAAGGAGGACATCATAGCTATGGACAACCAAGCTGTGAACGCTGGGTTCGGTGTTAATGGCGCAAGTACCTATTCAATCTGGTTATATAAGGGTGGTGCTAGATGTAAGCACAAGTGGGTTCGTAGAACCTACATGAGTAAGGGAGGAGTAAGACCTGATGTTAAGAGTCCGAATGCTGAAACAATCAGCACAACGAGAGCAAGACAGAAGGGATTTAGACCAGAGGCTAATAATGACAAAGTAGCTATAACTCCTAGCAATATGAAGAACAAAGGATTTATTAACCCACCTTCTCAGAAGGATATTCAAGGAGGAATATAATGGCTCAGATACTATTTGTCAGCCCTGCTGATGTTATAAAGAGAACAGGGATCAACGGCAATGTTGATCGTGATCAGATGATTCAGTTTATTAAGATTGCTCAGGATATTCATGTGCAGGGGATCTTAGGAACTAGGTTGTTTGATAAGTTGAAATCAGATATTTCAGCAGGGAATATACCTAGCAATTATCAGAGCCTTCTAGATGATTATATTCAGGATATGGTAATCCACTATGCAGCGGTAGAGATATTGCCTTACATCCATTATAAGGTAGCAAATGGAGGCATCTATACGAAGGGATCTGAGAATGGAACGAATGTTACAAAGGAGGAGTTAGATTACTTGGTACAGAAGGAGCGAGATATAGCGGAGCATTATGCTAGGAGATTTGTGGATCATATGAGTTTCAATAATGCGTTATATCCTGAGTACAATCAGAATAATAATGATGATATGTATCCTAGTAAGAATCAAAATTTTGCAGGTTGGGTTCTGTAAAGAATACATATAAGCCTAAACAGGCTAACATCCAGAAGTTGAAGAAGTACCTCATGAAAAAGAATAAGAAATGAGTAACAATATAAATTGGGGAAAGATATATGAGTCTACTGCTTGGGGTAGTGGGGTTACAGATAACAACATCTCTTGGGGTAAGTCATATGCTGATTTAGCAGGAGGTGGTGGTTTTGATGCGGACTATCAAGCGGTGTTAGATTATGCTACAACGCAAGGATATACGCTACCAAGTGCTTCACAACAAACCTTGCAGAATACGCTTGTAACGGATTTGAAAACGGCTGGTGTTTGGAGTAAATTAGACACTTTTGTGATATTTGCTACTGATGGCGATAGTGACTTTGCGTTGATTGATTGGAAGCGATTAACTGATTATACTGCGGTGAATAGTCCTACTTTTACGATAAATGTAGGTTTTAATACAAATGGCACATCATCATATATTAATGCAAATTATAATCCATCAACATCGGCAGTTAATTATTTATTAAATGATGCGTGTTTTGGAACTGGTGGTAATTTATTGACTACATCAAATTTATTAGGCACAAACCTTGCTCGTGGCAATATGCGCGGTACTGCATCAAATTTCAATGGAATAAATTCTAATAATTCAATAGGCAATACTTTGCCATTCACAAGTCAAACAGCAGTTCTATGGCACGATAGAAATTCATCTTCTTTTTATAGAAGGATGCAAAATGATGCAGAATTAGAAAGTGTTGCGCAAATATCTTCACAACTTCCTAATATTTATGAGATAATGAGGTATCCATTTGGCTACGCAACTACAAGCGATAAATTTGCATACTTTTTTGCGGGAGCGTCTTTATATAATGAAAGAGCGGATTTTTCCAATGCTATTAACTCTTATATGGCAAATATATGATAGTCCTACATCCAAATACAACACAATACAACAACTTAAACGGCTATCGTTATAAATCAAGTGAACTATTATTTGTTAAAGATGGCAATGACAATTGGATTGTAGGTACTGCGGTATTGAATGATTCTGCCTTTGCAGCAATACACGACCAATTAAACCAATTGGAGCGCATCACTTATGTGCCTGTTCCAGAGCCTGAATTATGATAACGAGGAAATACGAGTTTATAGATGAGGCAGCAGCAGATGCTGCTATAGACATTCTACGAGATGAGGAAGGAAACCTCACAGAGAATGTAGTCAAGTTAGGATACCTTGTCACGACTCCTGCTACCTATGATGAAGAAGGAAACGAACTAACTATCGTAAGTGAGAAATATGCGGTAGATGTGCATTGGAGTAACAGACCTAATCAAGACTGGCAGCAGTATCTCGTATGGGTTACACCGATGGGTATCCATTCTTTTGGTAGTTCAAGTTCAAGAGATGAATACGCATTAGCTTACTGCATCTTATACCCTAACTCAACTTACTGCAACCCACCAGATGAAGAAGACACCGAGTAGAACATCTCCAAAGGGAGGAAAGAGAGCCTGTTTATGTAAGGATAGCAATACTTATTCTATTAAGTGTTGTGATGGATCTCTATGGGCTCAGGGTGTTGGTGTTTCTTTAGATACTCAGCCTCCTGTGGGTTATACCATAGAATGGAATCAATCAGTTATAGACTTCCAGAATTATACAAGTGCTTCTTTTCATATTGGTAATGGTCAGGCTCAAGCGTATTGCTATTATACGATTACTGATGTTAATGATCAGATCCTGATAGGATCAGTGAACTTAGGTAATAATACGGAGTTGGATGTTCCTGTTGATGTAACAGGACTTGCTGATGGGACATTAACTCTTTCAGCATATCTCGCTGATCCGTTTGAGGGTGTAACTATTACGAGGGACATAGAGAAGATAGTTGAGACATCGGAATATGTTTATAGTCTACAGGCGAGAATGGATGTGTTTGAGGGTGAGGACTGCGTATATGCAGCGTTAAATGAATTGGTAGCGATAGAAATAGTATAGATATGGCGAATGCATTAGAGGCAGCGAGTTTGGTAATGATACCGAGTGGCTATGAGGATGGTACATTGGGTAGCTTGAAGCCTACGGATGGTAGTGGAGACTTTACCTTCAGTAGAGGCAGCAATTTAAGTGCTACGAGGATTAATGAGCAGGGCTATATAGAGAAGGGGTATGAGAACTTGTTGTTGCAGAGTAATACTTTTTCGGATGCTGCTTGGTCTCAAAGCGGTACAACAATAACAAGTGGTCAAAGCGGATACGATGGTTCTTCGGATGCTTGGGAAATAGGAAGAGACGGAGGTAGCGGTTTAGCATTTATAAATCAAGTAATTTCCGCTACTGCTCTACAAACATTTAGTATTTACGCAAAAGCAAATACTGAAGATTGGATTTTTTTACAAGTCGCTGCTACTGGTGGCGGTGCTGGATATTTTGATTTAGCGAACGGAACTTCAGGCAGTACGAGTGGTATTGATTCATCTATTGATAGTATTGGCGATGGATGGTATAGAATACAAATTGTATTTAATAGTACAACAAGCGGAAGTATTAGAATCTTTGTTGCGTCAGCAAACGGAAACCTCACGACAACTGGCTCAATCTACATCCAAGATGCAATGCTCAATCAAGGATTAGTAGCCTATCCCTATATAGAGACTACTACTGCTCCTGTAGCAGGAGGGATACTTGAGGATATGCCGAGATTAGATTATTCTAATGGTTCGTGTCCTTCTTTATTGCTTGAACCGAGTAGGACTAACCTTATAACGCAGTCGGAGTATCCAGAGGGTAATCAGTTTTTTAATAATTTAAATGCAGATTACAATGCTACGACAAGCCCAGAAGGCATACAAAATGCAACAAGAATAACTGCAACAGGAACGGGTACTCATCAATATGGAAATTATCCAGTGGTATCATCTGGTGTTGGTGTTGTAGGTAGTGTATTTGTCAAAGCAGATGCAACCGAATATGTACAATTATACTTCGGTGGCGGACCAGCAAGCGGTTCACCTTATGCAAACTTTTTTATTGGAAATAATCCAAGTGTTGAGCAAGAGAGAGACTTGACAGCATCAATTGAAGATTATGGCAATGGATGGTTGAGATTGATTATAAAACAAACCACTGATGCAAGTGGAGGTATCACATTTGCGGTGATGCCTATCCCTAATGGCACAACAAATAGGTCAGCAAGTTATACTGCAAACGGAGAAAGTATTTTTACTTATGGCTTACAAGTTGAGCAAGATGCGACCTATCCCACAAGTTACATACCTACCTATGGGGTAAGTCAAACGAGGTTGAGTGATGTTTGTGGTGGTGCGGGTGATGCTGAAACATTCAATGATAATGAAGGTGTTTTATACGCTGAAATATCTGTATTAGCGAACGATGGCACTTTTAGAAATATAAGTGTTAGCAACGGCACTTTTAGTCAAGCGATTCGTATATATTACCGAAACAATGATGACGAAATAACCATTTTTTTAAATAGCGATTCAGGTGGTAGTACAACAATTTCAATCCCAAGCGCAACAGATTACATAAAGTTGGTCGTAAAATATGATACAGACACAATTAAAATTTTTATCAATGGCGTTTTAGAAGATACTTTATCCTCACTGATAATGCCAACGGGATTGCAACAATTAGATTTTAGCAGGGCTGGTTCACTTCCTTTTTACGGAAATACAAAACAACTTCTTTACTTCCCAACTGCCCTATCCGATAGTGAGTGTATAGCCCTAACAACGATATGATGCTATGTGCGTTATTTCAATATAAGAATATGAAGTTAAGTAAGAATCTAACATTAGGGGAAGCGACTAAGAGTGCTACTGCTATTAAGAATGGTATCAGTAACAAACCTAGTGGTGAGCATCTTTCTAATCTGATCCAGATAGCGAGGAAGATCTTTCAACCTGTGAGAGATTACTTCAATGAGCCTATTAATGTGAGTTCAGGATATAGATCTCAGGCATTGAATGATCTGATCGGTGGTGCTTCAGGATCTCAGCATTCAAAAGGTGAGGCTTTAGATCTTGATGGATCGGTAGAGAACTCTTTGATTTTTGAATATATCAAGAACCATCTAGAGTTTGATCAACTTATCTGGGAGTTTGGAGATGATGAGAACCCTGATTGGGTTCATGTCTCTTATAAGTCAGAGAATAATAGAGGAGAGGTTCTACAAGCCGTAAGGCAGAATGGAAGAGTAATCTACAAAAGATGGGGTTAAAGAGAGCAAAAAATATATTCCTGTATTCAGATTCTGAGCCTAATGAGATCCTGATCTCGTTATGTCATTTGATTTGCTTACCATTGAGCATATGTGCTGAGTATGAAGATCCTAACTATTGGCTTATTCTAGGAGCGTTATTCATTGGAGGATATCAGCTATGGGCAGTGGTCTATTCAGGATCATTGAAAAATAGACTAAGAGCCGTTAAGTTGGCTTCTTTAATTGCATTGGCTACTATCATTAACTTATCTATGGTAGGTCTAATGGAGGGAAGTAGAACAGGATGGATTATTATCTTTTTGTTCGCCTGCTGGAATGTGGTAAGGGTACAAAAGGAAAACATAGCACGAAATGGATAGTCAGGTAATAATCACGATAGGCACAATACTTGCGAGTGCTGGTATATGGAAATTTTTAGAGTTTAGGCTCAAGCTTAAAACAGACTACAAAAAAGAATCGGTGCAGAATAGTGATGGTGTCCAGTATCGTGATGATCTGAAGAATAGAGTTGCGAGATTGGAGCAGTTGTTAGAGGAGAGCAATACGAAGGTCTTAGAACTTACTGCTGAGGTTCATGCCCTGCGCACTGAGGTTGGTTTCTTGAAGAAGGAAAATGATAGATTAAGAGGATGATAGATAGAGTTTTTAAGAGTTGGAAGAGTACCTTAGCAGGAGTGATCTTATTTGCTTCTGGAATGGTTCTAGTAGGAATTGAGAAAGCGACATTAACTGAAGCAGGTGCGTTCTTTGGAATCGCATTTGTATTATTCTTCACTAAAGAGAAAACAAATGAATGACACTGATTTCGGATTTTCAGATGCCTTTGAGGATTTCGTAGATGAACTAACTAATGATAAGGCGAATGATAAAGCCTGTTCAATAGACAATCCAGATTGCGAAGCATGTGGGAGTTAATAAAAACAAGAGCAGTTCTGATAGGGCTGCTTTTTTTACTTCAGGGATGTGGTGCGAGGTATCACCTCAATCGTGCTATTGCGAAAGATCCAAGAATCCTAGATTCAGTTGCCCTGAAAGTGGACACTCTGATCATAACTCAAAAAGAAGAGGTTAGAGACACTTTAATTCTTCAGAAGATAGATACTATCACTTTAGAGAGAAACGGCATTAGAATTGATCTGAGACGGGTTTATGATACTATAGAGGTTGATGTTCAATGTCCAAGTGATACTATCAGGATCTCCAAAGAGATCAGAGTACCTCAGGTTGTCTATCAGGAAAAGAACTTTGATAGGAAGTATCTATATCTCTTGATTATCTCAATAATCCTTTATACCTTCGGTCTTATTAAGTTACTTAAGTAAGTATACTATATATATATATTACTCTGTAAGAGTAATTAATTACAATTAAATACTTATTATACTTATAAGTAATAATCTCTTTCAGAGATTTAAAAAAAAATAATGACTAAAAGACAGAAGAGTATAGCTATAGAGATGGGTAAGTTAGAGGATGATTACAATAATCACTTCTTATCTCATTTTGGATTTCATGATGAACAGAGATCTGATCATTATAGTTTCTGGAAGTATTACCAAGAGGAGCAGAGCATATGACAATGAGAGAAGCACAGACTCTAGCAGTTAGCCTTAATGATAAGGGATATACTGCTTGGGCAGTTCAAGGCTTTAGCGTTAAGCTAATGATCGGTGGAGTATTATATGAAATAAAAGAATCAGATGAGAGATCCTAACATTGATAGATATCTTCATAAGATGGCTATGTTATATCAGAACTTAGGTTTAGAATCAACTCCTGAACAGAGGTTATATGCTAAGGAAGAAGAGAGAAGATACTTGGGTAGGATAGCAGAGATTGATTGTGAGTATGCTCAGAGATTAGGATATGACTGATCATACTAAAATAGAGATCATACTAGGTAAGATACCTAGTCTTAATAAATTCTACTCTTCACCACATTGGACATTCAGATCCAGAGAGAAGACTAAGTGGAAGGAGATCATTACTGATCAGTTAGATTATGACTTTCAGTTTGAGTATTGTGTAATTACTGCAAAGGTCAATTATAGATATGATCTAGATAATTGCATTATGGCTATCAAGTTCACTCAGGATGCATTGGTTGATGCAGGAATGATAGCAGATGATAATAAGAAGTTCATTAAGTCGGTCAGGATAGAACCTGCTACCGATATTCCTAAGGATACATCAGTGATCCAGATAGAGGGAAAAATAATCAACAAATTGTTTTGATATCTGGGATATCTTTTTTTTCTTTGAGAAATCAAATTTAAAAAGAGAGATATGGAAAGAGAGAATTTTTATCAGATCATTGATGATCTAGAAGCATTCGCAGAAAAGATAGGAAGCGAGTGGATGAAGGAAAGACTAGCGATGCTAGAGGTACACATTATTAATCAATCAACTAAATAATCATGAAGAAAGGAAAAGTTGTAGCGGTAAATCCGCAAGGGGAGTATCAGTTAAAAGATGGAAGAACTTTGTATAAGTTCGTTTTAACATTTGATAATGGAGATACAGGAGAATACTCTTCAGTTAAGCCAGATCAGAATAAGTTCGTAGTAGGTCAGGAAGCGGAGTATGAATTGAATGCTACGCAGTATGGTAATCGCATCAAGCCTGTTTACTCACAAGGTGGAGGATTCTCAGGTGGTGGATATTCTGGAGGTAGTTACTCTTCAGGAGGAGACACTAAGCAGAAGATGATTGTAAAACAATCCTGCCTTAAAGCAGCAGTTGATCTCTTAAAAGATAAAGGTGCTAAGAGTACAGATGTTCTAAAGATAGCAGATTCATTTGTTGCTTGGGTATTGGAAGAAGATAAGAAGGAGACTTCATATGATAATCACTTCTCTTCCAGAGAGGAGAAGATAGAGGTAGCGAATGCTATCGTAAACGGACAAGCAGCAGATGATGATTTACCATTCTAGTTGATTGATTGTGTTAGGTAGAGAGGGGTAGAAATACTCCTCTTTTTTTTTCTCAGGATCTGAGATATTAAAAATGTTTGTTAAATTAGAGGGATGATACATAAACACATAATTCAATCAAATAAGACTCTTCGCTATCTTGAGAGAGCGAGGGAGGGAAAGATATCAGAGGCATCAAGATTTGGAGTAGGAGAGATAGATGATCATTTAAGATTCAAGAAAGGAAACTTTATAGTAGTAACAGGACACGCTAATGTTGGAAAGACTCACACGATGACTTATCTCCAATTACTACACACCTTAGAGAATGGAACGAAGTGGCTTATCTACTCCTCAGAGAATGAGGTTCAATCACTCCAGAGAAAGCTAATTGAATTCCTAGCAGGGAAGCCAATCAATCAGATAGATGAACAGACCTTCTGGAGACACCATAGCTTTGTGGAGGGACATTGGGCATTCCTAGATAGTGAGTTGATCGTTGATGCTTTTGAATTGTTAGATATCGCAAAGGAGGTCTATGATGCTTGGGAGTTTCAGGGAATGATGATAGATCCTTATAACTCGCTAACGATTAAGAAGGAGTATCTCAAAGGGGTTTCTACTCATGAATATCATTATGAGGTAACAAGCCATATCAGAAAGTTCTGCAAGGAATTTGGAATTACTACGATCCTGAATACGCATCCTGCTACTCAAGCATTAAGACAGGTTCATAGAGGATCTCACGAATATGCTAATCACACGATGCCTCCTATGGCGAGTGATGTTGAAGGAGGGGGTAAATTCGTAAATCGCAGCGATGAATTCTTTGTGATTCATAGGTACACGCAGCATCCAACAGATTGGATCTTCACAGATATTCATGTGAGGAAGGTGAAGGAGTTAGAATCTGGAGGTAGACCTACTCCATTAGATTTCCCTATCAGGATGGAATCTACACAGGGGAATTGTGGATTCAGAATTAATGGAATAAATTTGGTAACTAAACAAAGGGAAATAGATGGATCTCCATTTTGAGGGTAATAGGCTATACTATATGGAAAAGGAGGCAGAGTTATTTAGGGCTTTAGACCACCTGAGCAAAGAGTTGAGTGATCAGAAGACTATGACTAAGGAAGATATGTGGGAGGTATTCCATATACTTGCTGATTCAGCAGCAGTCTATAGACACATCACAGATTACTTTAATACTCTAGATAAGTTGATCCTAGATGCTAGGATTGAGAATGGGAAATTAAAGCAGGAGATGTATGATATAAAGAAAGAAAATCATAGATTAAGTGAGATGTTAAATAGAGAGATGGATGGATTTTAAGAGAAAGATGAATAATGGTCAGAGGTTTGAGATCAATGGGATGGAGTTCATATGCATAGAGACTCATGCCTATTTTCAAACGAGACTAGATGGAGAAGAATCAGATATTGATGTAGGATGTAGCTATTATATAGTAAGGAATACATCAACAGGGAAATTACATAGAATACCATTTCAGAAAATAATAGAAAAAGAAAAAGAGATAACATGGAAGATTTAAGCACATTGATGAGAGATTACTATGATGAGATATGCATCATACCTAATAACACCAGAGAAACTGAACAAGTGTTCGCTAGATCCGCTATGATGGTAGCGATGAGAAAGTATATGACCTTGATGCAGATTGGTAGAATCTTTGATAAGAATCACGCTACAATACATCACGCAGTGAAGAATCATGAGATGAATCATGATTGGAGTGAGTTGTATAGATACTACTATTCTACTGCCGTACAGATGCTTCTAGATTGCCCTATTGAGAACATCAAAAGCGACAATAGACTTCAGGCTCAGTTCACTAGACAGAAGATGAGAATTGTAGAACTAGAGTATGAGGTTCAGAAATTAACATTGAAGTGTCAAGAATTAAATGATAATTGCAGTATATTACGCAAACAGAATAAAAACTTTAAGCAGTTGATAGATGCAAATTGAATTTAGCCCTATTTATGGATTGATGTTTGGCTTTAATTATGCTTACTATCCTGAGATAGAAGAGCAGAAGCCTATGCACCTGATCCAGATTGCGCTAGGTTTAGTCATCGTACAAATAGCATGGGAAGAATAGAAACATTCTACAGAAAGAATTTCAAGAGACTCACAGGATTTATAAAAGAATACACTGATGGATCTTATGAGATTGCATCTGATATAGTTCAGATGGTGTTTCTACGGCTATTAGAATTAGAGAGCGAAGGGAGAACCAACTTTTACGAGGAGGACTCCCTTAACTTTTTTTATGTCTATAGATCCTGTATCAATACGGCTTTCAAATATCAGAGAGCAAAGAAGAAAATCAACAAGGTATCTCTAGAGGAATTACATTTTGACTATCATGAAGATCAGCCATATCCAGAGGAGAAAGCAGCACTTGAGAAACTCATAAGCTATATGGAGGATGAGATGAAGGAACTGCATTGGTATGATGAGAAGATGATCAGGATACATATGGAGGGAACGAGTATGAATCAGATCCATAGAGAGACAGATATCGGTTTAACATCAATTAAGAATACGATTAAGAATGGCAAAGCAAAAATCCAAGAAAGACTCCAAGAAGATTGGGAAGACTTCCAAAATGGAGACTACGACAAAATCTAAGGGATTAGGAGATACTATTGAGAAGATCACAGAGGCTACAGGAATTAAAGCAGTAGTGAAAGCTATAGCAGGAGATCAGTGTGGATGTGATGAGAGAAGAGATAAACTCAATAAGATATTCCCTTATTCTAGACAACCTGAATGTTTGAATCAGGAGGAGATAGATTATCTATCTGGAGGGGTATTATCAAAGAAGACTCTTACTCATGATCAGAGAGTAAGAATCGCAGAGATACATTCTAGAGTATTTAACCACAAGTTTGATGTGCCTTGCACCTGTTCACCTAAGATCTGGATGCAATGGATTAGAGAACTTAAAGAATTGCTTGATGCAACTAAGGAAGTATCTTAAAGAAGGGAGAAAACTTAGTGATGATAGAACCGCCATTTGCGTTGATGTAGGCAAATCAGGAGAAGCGTTATTTAAGGAACTTACAGGAGCGCACAAATCTAGCCTAGCTGATGATAAGAAGCACATAGACTTCTATTGGGGAGATATGAAGGTAGATGTCAAAGGATTGAAGAAGATGCATCATTCTGGATATATCCTTCTGGAGTTTATCAATGTCTGGGGAGGTCATGGATGGTGTAGTAGAAAGAGCAAGGCTGAGTATATAGCTTTTCAGTTTCCAGATGCCTTCTATATATTCAGGAAGAATCACTTGAGGAGGAGAGCATTGGATTTATGTGAGGAGTTTGATAGATCTAAGATCCTGAGGAAGAATTGGATTCCATATCAGGAAGCGATGTATAAGTGGGTAGGTAGATATAATGCTCAGGATGTGTTCACTTATCTAAAGATGGAAGATGTAGAGGATCTGATCTTTGAGATCCTACCATATAAAATAGTAGAGAAATGATATTAGTATTATTTGGAATAGGATTGGGGATAGCCCTGAATCAAGTTAGGTCATTACAGAAGAGAGTTGATGATCTAGAGGAGTTCATTGGAGAAACTTTTTTTAAGGATGATAGTGAGTAATTAAAAATCTTTGTTTATATTTATCTCATCATTTAAAAATAGAGAGATGAAAAAGATTGATTGGAACAAAGTAGCAGTAGTCGCATTCTTGCAGACTATGGTTATTCTAGGAATGATTGCTATGATAGCAGTATATGAATTAGTAGAAATCTTAACCTGTTACTCATGTTGATGCTAGATGGAGTTGATTATGATCAGGATTGGCTGATTGATAAAGCGAGAGGTGATGAGTTCTATTATGGAACATTAAACAAATTAGCATTATCCTCTTCAAGTTGTAAGATGCTTCTGGATAGTCCTAAGACATTCTATAATGTTCAGAAGTATGGATCTTCAGAGTCAAGTCCTGCTCTGTTAATGGGGAGAATCATTCATGTGATGATCCTAGAGCCTGAGAACTTTGATGATATCTTTGAGGTAGTAGATGTTGCTTCTAAGAATACTAAAGCCTTTAAAGAGGCTCAATTAGATAATCCTAAGACTTGTATCACGAGAAAGGATAAGGAGGCAGGAGAGCGTATGGCTGATGCCTTTAATAGGAATGAATTAGCCTTGAGTTATCTATCAGGATCTGAATGCGAAGTACCTATGATTGATAATGTAGGAGGATTCCCATTTAGAGGGAAGGCAGATATCCAGAGAGGAGGAGAGATCATTGATGTGAAGACAACCACAGATCTTAAAGCCTTCAGGTATTCAGCAGATAAATATGGATATGATCTTCAATGTTATATCTACTGCAATCTATTCAAGACTTCATATAAGGATTTCACATTCATAGTTCTGGATAAGGCATCTACTGATATAGGAATCTATGATGTATCAGAGGAGTTCTACAAGAGAGGAGAAGCGAAGTTCAACAGAGCGATCTCTTTGTATAGAGACTTCTTTGTCAGAGGTCAGGATCTAGATACTTATACAATTACAGGAACATTATGAAAAAGATTAATCAATTAGATCTGTTCTCAGGTATAGGTGGTTTTCACTTAGGCTTTGAAAAAGCAGGATATAAAGTAAAGAGCTACTTCTCGGAAGTAGATAAACACGCAATAGCAGTATACAAACATAAATTTAAAGACTCAGAATATGTCGGATCAGTTACAGATGTTCGGGGAGAAGACCTCCCAAGCATTGACCTTATCACCTTTGGAAGTCCTTGTCAAGATTTCAGCCTTGCTGGAAAGCGTAAAGGAATGGGAGGGGAACGCTCAAGCCTTATCCTTGAAGCCATTCGCCTCATTGGGGAATGCAGACCAAGAGTATTTATATGGGAAAATGTTAAAGGAACTTTCAGCTCCAACTCTGGCGAAGATTTTGCGGCAATCCTCCAAGCGTTTGCCCACATTGGGGATTATAGACTTGAATGGCAACTGCTTAATACATCGTGGTTTCTACCCCAAAACCGAGAGCGGATATACCTTGTCGGATATTCTACAAACACCAAGCGAAATTGGAGAGGAGTTTTTCCTATCGGAGGGAGCAATAGAGAAGATAATGGTAAACGGATTGAAGTAGTAGGCAATAGAGGGACAGGTGGTCAGCAAGGTTTGATATACGGAGATGAAGGTATTAGTCCAGCTTTAAATGCTTGTGGATATAAAGATCCTACTAAAGTTAGAATCACCGACAAGAGGGGGAATGAGCGTGATGCCGACAAAGCATCTACACTTGTAGCTGGATATTACAAATTGCCTAGCGATGGTGATTATATCAAAGTAAAGTCAGCAACAAAACAAGGCTACGAGGTAGCAGAGGAAGGAGACGCTATAAATCTCACTGCTATTAACTCAAAAACAAGAAAAGGAAGGGTAGGTAAACAGAAAGCACAAACGCTTGATACATTATGTGAACAAGCAGTAATTAAAGACCGCATCCGTAGACTAACCCCTATTGAATGTGAAAGGCTACAAGGCTTTCCAGATAACCATACCGAGTACGGGATCTACGATGGGGAGGTAAAGAAGATGAGCAACACCCAACGCTACAAGCAATGTGGCAACGCAGTTACTACTGATGTTGTACAGGCTATTGCTGAGAAAATAAAGCCATTATTTAGATGAATCAGTTAGAGGAATGTTCAATATGTGGATGCGAAGTAGATGATCAAACTCTACACGCTCACTTCTCAGATCTACCTGTAGCGTTTTGTATATGGTGTCAAAGCCATTTACAATTATATTGCAAGAGTTGTGAAAAAGCATACTAAGATCTATATGAAGCATTTCAACTATGTTCTGGATGATTTCATTCCTTGTGAGATCTGCGGAGGCAGAGCAGTTGATATTCATCATATAGAGAATAGAGGATCAGGAGGTGCTAAAGACAAGGACAGAATAGAGAACCTAATGGCTCTATGCAGAGCAGACCATATTAAGTATGGCGATGTTCCTGATAGAGTTCAATGGTTAAAGGATATACACGAACAAAGGATGAATGGAGGTAGATAGATATTGGGCGGGAACCTATGGAGTATCTATACTGCAAGGGGGGTTCAACTCCCCCCCATCCTACAAAAAAGAAGAGTATGAATAAGATGAATCAATTCCTACGCATTGCGAATGCGAGACTAAAGAAGGTGTACCCTAACAAGCAACAGAGAAAGGCTTGGGCAGCCAAGATGTATGTAAGATGGCTAAAGCGACAAGAGTAAATGTACCAAAGTGGTACACAAAGTGTAAAATAGAAACCTTTAAAACAAAAGAGAAATGAAAACAAAATTTGAAGTAACAGAATCCTTAAACGGATGGAACAGATTAGAAACAACATTTGTTGTTGAATCCTCACCTCGCTGGTGGCAGTTTTGGAAACCTAAAGTAATGCACCAAGAGTTTAATGGTTCAGTTTGGGTGAAGGGTGAAGTATCCCAAAGTTTTGCTCCAGTAGTAGAAACCTTTAACACCAAAGAGAAATGAGTCGTTGCACTCCTCACCGCAAATAAATTTGCTTATGAAAGACATCATAGCATTGTGTAACCGAGACAAAGAAGATAACGGAATAGAAAATGACTGAGTTTGAATTATTTAAGCACGGAGTCAAATTGATGGCTTTGTATCAGGTAACTCTAGAGCAGATGGATCTGATGAAGGGAACACCTATCTACTCGCAGAGAGTAAAGCAGCAGATGAATAACCTAGAGAAATCTATTGAGATGATGATCAGAGAGCCTATGAGCAAGTTAGATCAGACAGATGAGATGATGATGAATGATATACAGAATAAGGTTGATATGATTCTGGATTTATCTCTGGAGGAGATAGCACAATTAAGAGCAGTAATTAAAACAGAAAGAGATGCATAAGTATTTTGATATTGAATTGTTCGGGTGGAACAGAGTGGAGACTAATTGGTGGAATGTAACTATCTTGAGAGTTGCTTCAGGGAATTGGAGTTGGCATTTATTTATGATTGAGGAGAATCTTGATGAGTGTTCTGTTCAATGGTTCACTTTTAGAATCAATAAATGAATCAAGCAGGATCTGATCTCACATTAGTGAACAAGAATAATTACTATAAACTACTAGAGATTATGATCCAACTAGATAGAAGAGGCAAACTAGCTCCCCATGAGAGGGAGTTTTTGCGTAACTTAGTTGAGTATTAAAGGGTTCTATAATTATGGAAAGAGTAGATATTAAGCAGGTAAGGTCAAATCCTGATAATCCTAGATTCATTAAGGGTAATAAATTTGATAAGTTAGTAAAGAGCATTAAGGAGTTTCCTCAGATGTTAGATCTAAGACCTATAGTAGTGAATCAGGATATGATCGTACTAGGAGGGAATATGAGATTGAAGGCTTGTGAGGAAGCAGGACTCAAGGAAGTACCTATAATCTTTGCAGATAACCTTACTCCAGAACAGGAGAAGGAATTCATCATTAAGGATAACTCCTCATTCGGTGAATGGGATTGGGATCTATTGGCTAATGAATGGAACACTGATCAGTTAGCTGATTGGGGATTAGACATACCTAACTTTGATATAGAAGAACCTATTGATGAATCTCCAGAGAAAGAAGAGAAACTCCTAATCAATGTTAGGTGCGAAAATGAAGACTCTCAAGAGGCTCTATATCAGTACCTTATTAAAGCAGGATATGATGCTACTAAGAAATAAGCATGGACAGAACTGAACAACATAAAAAGGCAATGCTAGAAGCACTAGAGAAATCTCTGGGAGTAGTAACATCTGCCTGTAAGAGCGTAGGGATAGGAAGAACTACCCACTATCTATGGATGGATAATGATCCAGAATATAGGAGAGCGGTTCAGGATGTGGAGAATGTTGCTATAGACTTTGCGGAATCTCAATTACATCAACAGATCAAGGGAGGGAATCCGACCTCTACAATCTTCTATCTAAAGACTAAAGGTAAGAAGAGAGGATATGTTGAGAGACAGGAGATATCTCATGAGGGAATAAAGACATTCCAGATAGAGGAAGTGGATGAGCAAGATCCGAGTTAATAAAGTATTTGGTCATTTAAAGAGATCAGATAAGAAGATAATTGTAGAGCAGGGTGGAACACGCTCAGGAAAGACATACAATATCCTCTTATGGATTATCTTTTATTATTGTGGGGAGAATGTAGGTAAGACTATTACAATCGCTAGAAAGACATTCCCTGCAGTGCGCTCCTCAGTCATGAGGGACTTCATAGATATCCTGAAGGGATCAGATCTATATAGAGAGGAGAATCATAACAAATCCAATTCTGAATACATACTCAACGGCAATCTTGTAGAGTTTATATCTATGGATCAGCCTCAGAAGATCAGAGGTAGGAAGAGAGATCTAGCATTCTTAAATGAGGCTAATGAACTGACCTTTGAGGACTGGCAACAAATCGTATTCCGTACCAACGGCAGAATCATCTTAGATTACAACCCTTCAGATACCTTCCATTGGATCTATGATAGAGTAATACCAAGAGATGATGCAGACTTCTATCAAACCACATACAGAGACAATCCATTCCTAGATCAGACTATCATAGATGAGATAGAGAGATTAAAGGAAACAGATGAGCATTATTGGAGAGTCTATGGATTAGGGGAGAGAGGAACGAACAGAGCGCAGGTATTCCAATTCACGACTATACAACAGATTCCTTCTACTGCTAAGTTTCTATCTTATGGGCTTGATTTTGGATTCACGAATGATCCTAGTGCATTGGTGAGATGTTATCAGGAAGGGAATAACTTATACTTTGAGGAGATGATCTATTCTACGAATCTCACAAATCAGGATCTGGATAGAGAATTTAGGAAGCTAGAGATGGGGAGATATGATGAGATCTTCGGTGATTCAGCAGAACCTAAGAGTATAGAGGAACTACATAGAATGGGATGGAACATTAAGCCAACGGCTAAGGGATCGGATTCAGTCAATGCAGGTATAGATATGTTGAAGAGATTTAAGATCCATATCATAGGCTCTAACTTGATGAAGGAGATGGAGAATTACAAATGGCTAGAGGATAAGAATGGTAACCTTCTGAATAAGCCTGAGGATAAATACAATCACTTGATAGATGCTATCAGGTATGGAGTATATAACAAACTAAGCAAACCTAACTATGGGAGATACACAATCCGTTAGCATAGAGATTCCAGAGAATCTATCAGATATTAAATTAAATGCATACAAGAAGTTTATCCTTATGGCTAATGAGGAGAATGGTGATGAGATAGCATTATATCAGTTCTGTGGATTGACTCCTGATCAGCAGGAGGGAATGAAGAAGAAGGATCTGGATCTGATTAGAAATCAGATAGGTAATGTATTGGCTGAAAAGCCTAACCTAGTTAAAACATTTCAATTCAAGGGTAAGGAGTATGGATTTCATCCTAAGATAGAAGATATATCTATGGGGGAGTATATAGATCTAGATACCTATCTACAAGAGCCATATAAGAACGCTGAGAGGATATTAGGAGTCTTATATAGACCTATCACTAAGAAGATGTTTGGGAGGCATAGCATTGAGAATTATGATCCAGAGGTACATAATGGGAATGGATTTCAGGATCTATCTGCTGACATCTTTCTAGGTTGTCTGCTTTTTTTTTATCGTATCGCCACCAACTTACAGATAACTTTCCTACAATCTTTGGAGAAGGAGGAGAAGAAGGATATGATGCCCAATCCAACTTTAGTAGAAAGTGGGGATGGTATGGAGCAGTACATCAGATTGCTAAAGGAGATCTCCTACAATTTGAGAAAGTAACGGAGTTACCTCTAAGAACTGCACTCACTTATCTGGAGTATGAGATAGATAAGAATGAGGTTGAAAAGTCTATCATGAAAAAAAGTAATTAAAATTCTTTGTCAATTAAAATATCTTTCTTAGATTTGAATAAATCAAAAGAGAGATATGAAACAGACAATCACATTCATCAACAAGGGAAACAATACCTGCTCCAACTGCGGTAAGAAATTAAAATCTAATCAAACCATCTGGTTAGAATTGTCTACTACTGATGGATTAGTATATGATCCAGAGCAGTTCCCACAAGACCATCAATCACAGGGTTTGTTTGAGTTCGGTTCAGATTGTGCAACGCAAGTAGTAAGTAGCATTTAATAATCAAGGGGAGGGGAAGCCCTCCCAATTAAAATCATAGAGAGATGAATTTATACGAAAAGTTAAGCCCAGAGGCGATCAAGGTGATAGATCAGGAGATGATTAAATACCCATATTCAACTAAAGCCTTAATCACAGGATTGAAGGAGAACAGATACTGCTTAGATCTTACCTTGAATCAATGTCATAGAGTAGCAGCAGTATTCGGATTTGAATGCACATTGACTAACATTATAAACTTCTTTGAGTAATGGGATATCTAGATTGGGAATTAGAAAGCTATCAGTATTATCACGATAGCACTTGTAGTGTTTGTGGAGAATCACAAGATCCAGATTACTATGATTGCAGATGTGAGGAAGAAGAAGATGAGCATTTAGGTATCTAGTGGTGGTTCGCTAGATTGGTTTGGTTGAGGAGGTCTGTGGTGGATCTCCTCTTTTTTTATCCCTATTTTTACAGATAGGGTTTTTTAATTGTATGAAGAAGGGATATTATCAAATTACGGAGGCACTAGAGAGTGCTGCATCAGCAAATGATCAGATCAACCAAGTTACTTGGGGAGATATCTTTGATCTAGATTTCAGGAAGCAGGATATGTTTCCTATTGCTCATGTGATGACAGGAACGGCAACTCTAGGAGAGAGAACCATTACTTATGAGTTTGATCTTCTGGTAATGGATATAGTAGATTATAGCAAAGAAGCGAAGGATCTATATGAGGGGAATATGATGAAGCAGGATATCTATCATAGAACTCTAGCAGCGATATCTGAGATACTCGCTACCTTCAGAAGAGGTGATCAGTATGATGCTTATTTCAGATTGATTAATGATCCTGTAGCAGAGCCTTTTGATGAGGATATGGAGTCTAATATATGTGGATGGAAAGCAACACTACAGATAGAGGCTATAAACCCTAACAACATCTGCTAGATGAAGGGAGAGAATACACAGAGAGTATTAGATAAGTTTGGGAAGTATCTCGTTAAGGAGTCTAGAAAGAATCTTACGAGAAAGAAGAAGAATGTAACTAATAGCCTTTATGAATCTCTGGACTTTGATGTGAAGTCTATGCCGAACTCTTTTGAGTTTGACTTCCTCATGAATGAATATGGGGAGTGGGTAGATAAGGGAAGGAAGGCAGGAAAGAATCCACCATTCACACCTCTTAGAAAATGGGTTCAGGATCGTAGGATTCAGTTCAGAAGTAATAAAGGGAAGTTTCAGACTTATGACCAAACGGCTTGGGCTATAGTCAAGAGCATTGGTAAGAAGGGAATACCTGCTTCTAACTTCTATTCTAGACCTTTTAAATTAGGATATGCTAAACTGCCTAATGAGATAGTAGAGGCTTATGCTCTGGATGTTGAGGATTTCCTAGAGTTTACAATAGATAAATTAAACGAACAATACAAAGATGGCGGTAATTAGCCCTACAGGATTATTAGGAACGAGATCACCTATTCTGATCACTTGGAATGGTACAG